GGCTTCTGCTGCTGTTGATGGTGCAGTTAATATTGTAAAAATTAAAACTGCCGGTTCAGGTGGTTCAGACGGCACACATACTAATATTGATATTAGAGGTGATGGTACAGGTGGTAAAGTTTCAGTTACGGTGGCTTCAGGTGCAGTAACAGCTGTGACCGTTACAACTCCAGGAACAGGTTATACTTTTGGTACCATTTCAAATGCACAAATCGTAGCCGCTGGTGCAACAAGTTTATCAGGCGCAGAATTAGATGTTATTATTGAACCAAAAGGTGGTCACGGTAAAAATGCAGTAGAAGAATTAGGTGGTTTTTATGTAATGTTAAATACATCACTTGAAGGAACAGAAAGTTCAAATACAAGTGATTTTACGGTTGCAAACGATTTTAGAAAAATTGCTTTAATTAGGGATCCACAATCAGGTGGTTCAGCTGCTTCAGCAACAACTTTAAGAGGAACAAAAGCTATAAATTTAACAGGTGTTTCAGGAACATTTACAATTGATGAAGAAATAAATCAAGCGTCAACTGGTGCAGTTGGTAAAGTTGTAGAGTGGGACTCAACAAACAATATTTTATATTACATTCAAACTAGACATAATGATGAAGGTGTTGATAGTAACGGTAATCAAACAGCGTTTAGTGGTACAAATGTAGTTACAGGACAAACATCAAGTGCTAATGGTACGCCGACTACATCAACTAGCACAATCAATAGTCAATCATTTACTAGCGGTTATTCGTCTGCTGAAATTGACGCTGACTCTGGTGATATTCTCTACATTGAAAACAGAGCGCCAATTACTAGAGCTGCTGACCAAACAGAGAATATTAAACTGGTTATAGAATTTTAGGAGAGTTAAATGCCAAGTCCAACTGACTTTAATCTCTCACCTTACTATGATGACTTTAGCGAGTCAAAAAAGTTTCATAGAATACTTTTTAGACCGTCATTCGCAGTTCAGGCTAGAGAATTAACACAATCACAATCTATTTTACAAAATCAGGTAGAAAATTTATCTGACCATCTTTTTGAAAAAGGTGCTATGGTTATACCTGGCGAGATTGGCTATAACTTATTTTACTATTCAGTAAAACTTACTTCATTTACAGATTCAGCTGCCGTTGGTGTAACACTAAACGATTTTGTAGGTTTAAGATTAACAGGTGCAACTTCAGGTGTAACAGCAAAAGTAATTGGTGTTGACGCTGCTGATGGTACAGACCCGAATACTTTATATGTAAAATATGAAAACTCTGGTACAAATAATACAGAGGTCAAATTTACAGCTGGTGAAACAATATCAATAGCAACAACTTTATCAGGAACATCAACAACCGTTTCTGCTGTTGTTACTACATGTCATACAGGTGCAGCTGCTTATGTTGGTGCAGGTGTTTATTACATAAATGGTTTTCATGTTGATGTTTCAGAGCAAACAATTATATTAGACAAATATACAAATACTCCATCATACAGAGTAGGCTTAACGGTTACAGAATCTTTTGTAACACCAAATGATGACACAAGTTTAAATGATAATGCAACAGGTACCTCAAATGTAAATGCTCCTGGTGCTCACAGATTTAAAATAGATTTAACTTTAGCTAAGAAAACTTTAACTGCTGTTGATGATAATAACTTTGTTGAATTATTAAGATTAAAAACTGGTATTATTCAAAACCAAGTTAGAACAACAGAGTATGCAGTATTAGAAGATACTTTAGCAAGAAGAACATTTGACGAATCAGGTGATTATTCTATAAGAGATTTTGACCTAGATTTAAGAGAACACTTAATAGACGGAAACAATAGAGGTATATTTACTTCAGCACAAGGTGGTAGTGAAGCCAAGATAGCTGCAGGTATGGGACCTGGTAAAGCATATGTTAAAGGTTATGAAATAGAAACTATTGGTACATCTTTTGTTGATATTGATAAGGCTAGAGATTTCGATACACAAAATAATTTTACAACTAAATTTGATGTAGGTAACTTTGTTAATGTATCAAATATATTTGGTGCTCCTGAAATAGGATTTGTTTCAGGTTCTACAGAGGCATTTAAAAGAATTAATTTGTATGACACATTAACATCTTCAAGAGGTACAGAAAATACAGGCACAGGTGCAAGTATAACATCAATTGGTCGTGCAAAGGCTAGAGGTTTTCAATATGTAACTGGTTCTGCTTCAAGTAATACTTTTGCAAGTTCATTATTGACAAGTGCAATTTATAGAACATATCTTTTTGATATTAATATGTTCACACATTTAAATACTACATCAAACACTTCATTTACAACTGGTGAAAAATTAACAGGTTCAACTTCAGGCGCTACTGCTACGGTAGAAAGTTTATCAACCGTTACAGCAGTTTCTTCAAGTGCTATTACGGTTGCAAGTCCAGGTGTTGTAACAGCAAATGGTCACGGACTAAAAGAAGGACAACAAATTACATTTAGTGCTATATCAGCACAAAATAATTCAACAGCTATAACTACAAGTGATGTATTTACGGTTAGAAACCCTGCTACAAATACTTTTGAATTATTTGAAAGTGATGGTACAACAGCTTCTAATATTACATCTTATACTTCATCAGGAAATGTTTTACATGGTGTTGTTGTATGTTCAGATATAAATGGTTCTTTTATTGCAGGTGAAACAATTACAGGTGGCACATCAAGTAATACGGCAATTATTCAATCAGACGCAGTTGGTTTAAAAGGTGTTAGAAGTTATGACTTTACAGCAGTTAAACAATTAGGTCAATCAGGAACACCAGGATTTACAGCTGATGTTTCAAGAAGTGCAACTTATGGTGAAAGTTTACAAATAACAGGTTCTTTATCAGTAGCAAATAGTGGTGCGGCTGTTACAGGTTTTGGTACTTTATTTAATACAGAAATAAAAGTAGGTGATGAAATTACATTTGTTACAGACGCAGGTTCATTAGTTACAAAAATTGTAGAAGCTGTAATTTCAAATACAAGTTTAACTTTATCAAGCGCTGTCGGTGGTAGTGATGTATCTACTAAAACGGTTGCTACAAGAAATAGAGGTAAGTTACAAGACCCTAGTAAAAATATTTCAATATTTAAATTACCGAATGACGCAGTTAAGACTTTAAAAACTACAACTAATTCAGGTATTACAGATACAAACTTTAAAGTAAGAAGACAATTTGTTCAACAATTATCTTCTGGTTCAGGTCAAATTTCAGCAGGTACAAATGAAACATTTGCAAGTTTAGCTGAGGGTGATTATGTTGTATCTATAAAAACAAAAAATTCAGCTTCACTAGGTGCAAACGGAGATATTTTAAGTTTAACAGGTACAAACGCTCAAGGCGGTACCGTATTTACATTAGGTGGTTCGCCAACTGGTAAAACTTTAACTTTTGATTTTGGTACAGGTTACGCTGACGCAGAATTAATGATACTTGCAACCGTCAATCGTTCAGTTGCAGGTTCTAAAACAAAAACTTTAAATAGTTCACAAACAAAAGCAGTTTCTACTCAAGCAGAAATTCAATCAGGTACAATTAATATTGGTAAGGCTGACATATTTAAAATTAATAATGTTTACATGGCACCTGATTTTAGCACAGCTGCTACAACATCACATACTGATATTACAGATAGATTTGATTTAGACAATGGTCAAAGAGATAACTTCTATGACATTGGTAGATTAAAATTAAAAACTGGTGCATTAACACCAACTGGAAGATTATTAATTAATTTTGATTTTTTCTCTCATGGTTCAGGTGATTACTTTGATGTTGATTCATATGCAGGTGTTGTTAATTATGGTTTAATACCAGAATATACATCTGATACAACAGGTAGAAGTTATCAATTAAGAGATAGTTTAGATTTCAGACCTAGAGTTGATGACGCAAGTACAATAAATTCAGGTGGTCAAGATAGAAGTTTTGATGGCACAGGTGCTTCAACGGTTGATATTGTAAAATTTGGTGATGATGTAACTACAGACTTTGAATTTTATCTTGCAAGAATAGACAAAATATTTTTAGATAAAGAAGGCTCTTTTAAAGTTGTAAAAGGTGGTTCTTCACTAAACCCACAAATGCCAAAAGCATTAGATAATGCAATGCATTTATACACACTATCTTTATCGCCTTACACTTTTTCTGAAGAAGAAATAGAAATAGAACAAGTTGATAATAGAAGATATACAATGAGAGATATTGGTAAACTAGAAAGAAGAATTGATAACCTAGAATACTATACTCAATTATCACTATTAGAAACTCAAACAGAAAATTTACAAATACAAGACGCTGATGGTTTTGATAGATTTAAAAACGGATTTATTGTAGATAACTTTACAGGTCATGGTATTGGTGATGTAGGTAATTTAGATTATCAAGTATCAATGGACATGGCAATGGGTGAAGCAAGACCTATTTGTAAAACAGATTCAGTACAATTAACAGAATCAGACAATGATGGTACAGCAATTTTAACTACAGATAGAACAGACGCTAATTATCAAAAGACTGGTGATTTAATTACATTACCTTATACAGAGGAAACTTTAATTGACCAGCCATTTGCAAGTAAATTTGTTAATGTCAATCCTTTCAATGTATTTACATGGGTTGGCACGGTAGAGTTAGACCCGCCAGGAGATGAGTGGAAAGAAACGGAGAGAGTGCCGGAGTTGGTTATAAATCAAAATGGTATGTTTGATACTATGGCTGCTAATGCAGGCAATCCTAACTTAACTAGAATAGAATTAGGCACAATTTGGAATGAATGGCAAGACAATTGGGTAGGTAGACCAGTTGAGGGTGAAAGAAGAAACATTGGTGGTCAAATTAGAGAACAACAATTTAGAAATGGTGCGCCAAGAAGAGTATTACAAAGACAAGAGATTACAACCGTTCAACAAGTAAATCAAACTAGAACAGGTGTCAGACAAGTTATGGTGCCACAAGTTGTTAGAAACTCATTAGGTGATAGAGTATTAAATGTCGCATTTATACCTTTTATTAGAAGTAGGTCTGTAAGCTTTACAGGAACAAGATTTAAACCTAATACAAGAGTTTATGCTTTCTTTGATAATATAGATGTAAACCAATATGTAACTCCTACAGGCGGTTCAGCAGGTGGTAATATTGTATCAGACGCTAACGGTGCAGTATCAGGAACATTTGCGATACCTGACCCTACCGTAGATTCAAATCCTAGATGGCGAACAGGTACAAGAGTATTCAGATTAACAAGTTCATCTACTAACGATAGAGTATCAGATATTGAAACTGCTGGTGAGGCAGACTATATGGCAAGAGGTACTTTAGAAACGGTAAGAGAAACTATTGTATCTACTAGAGAGCCAAGATTAGTTAGAGAAAATACAAACGAAACAAGAACAATTGCTAGAACATCAACAAGAACAGCTACTAGACAAGTTGGTTGGTGGGATCCTCTAGCACAAACATTCCTAGTTGATGACCCAGGTGGAGATTTTATTACTTCACTTGATTTATTCTTTCAATCAAAACCAGGTTCAGGTGAATCACAAGTGCCTGTTACGGTTCAGTTAAGAGAAGTACAAAACGGATATCCTTCAACTACAATTTTACCATTTTCTGAAGTAACTTTAAATCCTAGTTCAGTAAATGTAAGTGAAGACGCTTCTGTAGCAACTACATTTACATTCCCTAGTCCTGTTTACATTCAAGAAAATGTTGAGTATTGTTTTGTTGTGTTAGCTAATACACAAGAATATAATATGTGGATATCAAGAGTTGGTCAAACTAATAAAGGTTCTGATAGAACAATATCACAACAACCATATGCTGGTGTTTTATTTAAATCACAAAACGGTTCTACATGGACAGCTGAACAAAATGAAGACGCTAAATTTAAAATGAAGAGAGCTGAATTTAGTAATGTAACTGGCGTGGCGACTTTCTGTAATGACGCTTTACCAAGTAGAACATTAGCAACTAATCCTATTAGAACAACAAATGGTTCTGGTTTATTAACAATTTCACATCCTAACCATGGTATGCATGGCACAAGTAACAATGTTACAATTTCAGGATTAAGTGCAAGTACAACTTACAATGGTATAAATGGTTCTGCTATAAACGGAACATATACTAGTATTTCAAATGTAACTTTAGATAGTTATGATATTGGACCATTAGCAGATTCTACGGTAGCAAATGCTACAGGTGATGTAGGTGGTTCAACCGTAGTAGCAACACAAAACAGATTATATGATGTTGCAATGTTAAATATGCAAACTATGACCGTACCTGAAACAAATGCTTCGTTCTCAATGAGAACAACTACAGGTCGTTCAGTTCATGGTGCAGAAACAGAATTTAGTTTAGCAAGTTCTAGTAATGCAATATCTGTTGTAGCTAATGATAATATTTACTTTGAAGAACCAAAAATGGTTGCAAGTTCTATTAATGAAACAAATGAAATGTCAGGTAGTAAATCATTGTTAGTTGATGTAACTTTAACAACATCTAATACTAGATTATCGCCAGTAATTGATACTAAACGAGTAAGTATGATTACGGTACAAAATAGACTTAATAGTCCTACAAGTAGCAATACACCAAGTTTTGTAAATGATGAGGCTTCTACAGGAACATCATCAGCTGCTGTTTATTGTACAAGACCAATTGTACTAGAAAATGCTTCAACAGCATTAGAAGTTAGATTAACTTCATATGTAAGGTCTAGTTCAGAGGTAGAAGTTTACTTTAGAACAACATCATCTGAAGAATCAAGAGATGTAAAAGATTTAAGTTGGACACCATTTAATAGTGATGGTAGAGAAGATACAGCAGTTACACCTGCTGAAACAGCAAATGAATTTAAAGAATACAAATATAGTGCTAGTGCTTTAACAGAGTTTACAGCCTTTCAAATTAAAATAGTTATGAAAGGTACTAATTCAGCATTAGCTCCTAGAATAAAAGATTTAAGAGGAATTGCATTGGCAGTATAATGAGTAAGTATTTAAAAGTTGAGGGTCATACAAATTTAGTAAGAGAAACATCCTCTCACG